ATATAACTCTGTTCAGTTACCTTCATTAAGAAAAAACGTTACTGGGATTACAGCTCCAGCTAATAAATACTTATCTTGCCCTACAGACTTCCTTGCTTCCTACTCTTTAGCAGTGGTTGAAAACTATGGAACAGCACAAGAAAACTACACTTATTTGTTAAATAAAGACGTTAACTTTATCCGTGAGTCTTATCCATCTCCTTCAGATACGGGTTTACCCCAGTATTATTCTTTATTTGGACCACAAACTACGCTACCAAATGAATTATCTATGCTACTAGGTCCTACTCCAGATGATGCCTATAGAATGGAATTGCACTATTTCTATTACCCAGAATCAATCGTAACTGCTGGTACTACATGGCTTAGTGATAACTTTGATAGTGTTTTGCTCTACGGTTCATTGCTTGAAGCTGCTTCGTATATGAAATCGGACGCAGACGTTATTGGGTTTTATAAAGACCGCTATTCCGAAGCATTATCACTCCTTATTCGTCTTGGTAATGGTCTTGAACGTGGCGATGCGTATCGTGATGGTCAAACTAAACTCAATACTAATCTTAAAGGTAGTGTCGTTATATGACAATCCAACAAGGTCAATGCACAATATTTAAGCAAAACTGTTTAAGTGCTAATGAAGATTTTTCCGCTGGGACTCCATATGTCTACAAGATGGCTCTCTATAACGCTAATGCAGACTTATCTTTTGCAACACTTGAATACACAACAGTAAATGAAGTAAGCGGGACTGGATATACAGCTGGCGGAAAAGTTTTAGTTAATCCTACTTTGAATGTATATGACCAAACTGCGTATGTGTCATTTGACAATATTACTTGGGTTGGAGTTTCCTTTACCTGTAGGGGAGCCTTGATTTACAATAGCACAACCAACGCAGCGGTTGCAGTAATAAATTTTGGTAGTGATAAAACGGCGGGGCCAAACTTCACCGTAACATTCCCAACAAACAGTTATTCGACTGCTATTATTAGGTTTAGTTAAGGATACTCAATGGCTCTAATTACTACTACCAAAGGCAATATGGACGATTCCGCGTTGGAAAAGCGGGAAGGTTCTGTCGATAACGATAACGAATTTACGACTTGGGTTGAATACTGGCTTGATGGTGAGCTGGTTCACCGTTCTGCTCATGTAACTCTCAAGAAGTCCCCTTTTACGGCATTAGAAACCGCCCCTTTAGGATAAAACTATGGCAAATACTCAATCAATGACCACTTCCTTTTTAGGGGAAGTTCTTACTGCAACTCATAACTTTGGTGTTGCACCTATCCGTGCAGCTACTACGGCTGATACATTTAAAGCAGCCCTATATCTAACATCTGCGACTATAAATGCCGCATCTACAGCCTATACCGCTACTGGTGAAGTTACTGGAACAGGTTATACAGCTGGTGGTGTTACGGTTACTAATGCTACGGCTCCTTCCTCTACTAACTCTTCAGCTACTGCTGGTGTTGGCTATTGGACTCCGTCTGCTTCGATTATTTACACAACTGTAACTCTATCTACGGCTTTTGATGCAATGATGCTCTATAACTCTACTCAGAGTAATAAGTCTGTTGCGGTGTTTACATTTGGTTCGCAAACGATTACGGCTGGTAACTTTACGCTGACGATGCCTTCTAACACTACCACGACTGCTTTATTGCGTCTGGCTACAACCTAAGCAGGTAGCATATGTCACTCGGTTGGGGTGATAGCGCTTGGGGCAGTGATGGTTGGGGCGGTACGCTTGAATTAGCAGGTGTTGCCGCCGATGGTAATGTAGGAACCGAAACTCCTAATATTACTGTTGCTTTAACAGGCGTTACGTCATCAGGTGCTATAGGTACAGTAGTTCCTAACAGTTCTGAGGCAGAGACTGGTGATGCAGCACAAGGTTTTGTAGGTACAGTTAATGTAACTAATAGCAAAGCATTAACAAGTGTTAGTGCAGCAGGACAAGTAGGAACAGTAGCAGTTGACAAGACTGTAGCGCTTACTGGAGTAGTGGCATACGGAACTGATGGACTTGAAACCCCAAATATTACGATTGCCCTTTCAGGAGTAAGCACTAATGGATATACTGGCACTGTAGTAATAAATAAATCTGTGACGCTTTCGGGTGTTGCAGTAACAGGATTAACAGGTACAGTTGTTGCTAATAATGCAATGGCTTTATCAGGAGTTGTTGCAAACGGAAGTTTAGGTACTGTAAACCAAGCGGCTAGTATTTTGTTAGCTTCTGTAACAGCAGCTGGGTTGGTTGGCAGTATTGCTCCAGGTAAGTCTACAGAGATTTCTGGAGTAAGTGGTAAAGGTAATTTAGGAACAGTTGTACCAGGAATAACGCCATCTTTAGTCGGCGTACAAGCAGATGGTATTTTGGGGCAAATTGGTTATTATTATTGGAGTGTGATTGACGATACTGAAGATGCAAATTGGAGTCAAATTAATGATGACCAAACATCTGGCTGGACTGAAGTTAATGACACTGAAGACGCAAACTGGATAGAAATAACAACGGTATAGGATAGACAATGGCATCAACATACTCAGCACTAAAAATAGAACTTATTGGTACAGGCGAACAGGCTGGAACATGGGGCGTAACTACCGATACTAACTTGGGTGATGCAGCTCTTGGTGCAGCAATTACTGGTTCTGCGGATGTTACCTTTGCGGGTGGTGACGTCACTGTAACTCTAACTAATACCAATACTGCCCAAACAGCCCGTAATTTAAGACTAAATTTAATAGGCACATCTGGTGCTTCTAGTAGCCTTATTCTTGGTTCTGGCTGCCAGATTAGTAAGCTTTATTTAGTTAATAACACCACATCAAACGCAGTAACAGTTAAAAACACTACTGGAACAGGCATTGCCGTACCAGCAGGAAAGACTATGTTTGTATTCAATAACGGTACAAACGTAGTAGACGCAGTTACTTATGCTAGCTCAATAGCCACAGGCGCAATCACAGCAACATCTGTAACAGACTCAGGCTTAACCTCTGGTCGTGTCACTTACGCTACTACTGGCGGACTTTTAACAGACTCTGCCAACCTAACATTTAACGGTACAACTCTTACTACAGCTAATGATGCCTCTATATCAGGTCTTACTGTTGGCAAAGGTGGTGGTTCTAGCGGAAATAATACAGTTTTAGGAACTACAGCTTTTGGAAATAATACAAGCGGTATCGGAAATGTTGCAGTAGGCACAGTTGCACTTTTTAACAATACAACAGCTAATAATAATTCCGCTGTTGGTTACTATGCTTTGGTGACCAATACAACAGGCGCTTCAAATACTGCTTTTGGCTCAGGTGCTTTATATTCAAACACCACCGCATCTAACAACACCGCAGTAGGTTATCAGGCTGCTTACACAAATAGTACTGGCAACAACAACACCGCAGTAGGCTATCAAGCAGCTTACCTTAATACTACAGGCGCTTTAGGTGTATACATTGGTCAACAAGCTGGTTACTCTACAACTGTAGGGAACGGCAACACTATGGTTGGTTATCGTGCTGGTTACACCAGTAACGTTACTTCCGTAGTAAACGTAGACAACACCTGTATCGGTGCATTGGCTGGTAACTTCTTAACAACTGGATACGGAAACGTATTTGTTGGCGGTAGTTTACAAAATGGTGGTGCTGGATATAGCGCAACAACAGGTATTGGTAATACATTTATTGGCTACACTGCTGGTAATGCAATAACAACAGGTGGTCGAAACACAATTCTTGGTAACTTTACAGGAAATGGTGCTATAGACATCCGCACAGCAAGTAACTACATTGTGTTATCTGATGGTGATGGTAATCCTTTAGCATTTACAGCCAATAGCAATACTTTTGCTTTGCAAGGAGCAACAATTAGCGCTGGTACAGGTATTGCTTTTCCAGCAACTCAATCTGCTTCATCTAATGCAAATACACTAGATGATTATGAAGAAGGTACTTGGACTGGAGCTATTAGCAATGGAACTACCAGTGTTTCATTTACGGGTTCTTATACAAAAGTAGGCAGAGTAGTTACTATCAATTACGCAAATTATACGGTAAATATTTCAGCATTGACAGATACTGCTGGTCAATTAAGAATTACTGGTTTGCCATTTGCTTCTAATGGCGAGCATTTTTTTTCCGCAGGAGGTATTTGGGTTAGCGACTCTGGAAGAAATTATTTTCAAAATGCCATTGGTACTACTATGTTTATATGGCAATCATCTAGTGTTAATGACGTAACTGCGGTTTCAAGGTCTACTTTTGGAAACACAACAACAATGAGTGTATATGGAACTTATACTTATCAAACAACTACCTAATTAACTAGGTTGGATTACTTAGTCGGACACTTAAAGGAGATTTAAAATGGCATTAACTAAAGAAACAGTAGTAGACCAAATTACAGTAACAGAGAACGGCACAATCTTATATCGTGAAGCTACACGCATTATGGAAGATGGCAAGCAAATTAGCCAAACTTACCATCGTTCTTCACTTGTACCTGAAGCTGATTTAAATGGCGTACCAGCTAATGTTGTAGCTATCTGCAATGTAGCATGGACACCTG